AATAATGATTATCATTGATTACTCCGGCATTGCAATATCTAATATTATTGTACAAAAAATAGATATACAAGAAGATATGATTCGTCATATGATTCTTAACTCTATTCGTATGTACAATAAAAAGTTTAGAGATCAGTACGGACAAGTAGTAATCGCAGCTGATTCATCTTCATGGCGAAAGGAAGTCTTTCCTCAGTATAAGTTCAAGCGTAAAGCAAATAGAGATGAATCAACGCTTGATTGGGATGAAGTCTTTAGAATCACAAACTTAGTTCTTGAAGAAATAAAAGAAAACCTTCCTTATAAAGTGATTAAAGTAGATCGATGTGAAGCTGATGACATCGTTGGTATATTGTGTGAAAATACTCAAGAGTTTGGTAAGCATGAAAACGTTATGATTGTTTCTGCTGATAAAGACTTTATACAGCTTCATCGTTATAACAATATTCGACAGTTCTCTCCAATGACTAAGAAGTTTGTCGAACATGCTGATCCTGTAAACTATCTTACCGAGCATATCTTTAAAGGTGATTCTTCTGACGGTGTACCTAATATTCTTTCTGGCGATGATACCTTTGTTAGCGGCATTAGACAAACGCCAATGACTCAAAAGAAAATAGCTCATTACTCGAACTATGTGGAAACCTCAAGCTGGTTAGACTCAGATCAAGAAGCGTATCGAAATTACATACGCAATAAAAAGATGATTGATTTATCCGAGACTCCAATCGAACTGAGAAATTCTGTTATAGATATATTTGACAACACTAAAGTTGCTCATCCTTCGAAGATACTTAACTATCTTATTAAGAAGCGTTGTAAATTACTAATAGAATGCGTTGGAGATTTTACGTGAATTTGTACATACACGAAGTACTTGAATTAGCAGCTGCAGCAAAAACAAAAGAAGAGAAGATAAAGATTCTGAAAGAGCATGAGACAATAGCGCTTAAGTCTATATTGCGTGGTGCAATGGATTCGCTTATTGTATTTACTTTGCCAGAAGGAACTCCGCCATATAATGCTGAACATACTCCAGATGGATATAGTAAATCAAGCATCCATAGGCAGGCTAAGAAGTTTACGTACTTTGTAAAAGGTGGTCGAGGAGATGGCTTACCGTCTGTGCGTAGAGAGAAGATGTTCATCGAAGTACTTGAGAGTGTACATCCTAAAGATGCCGAAGTTCTTATTCTTATGAAAGATAAAAAATTGATATATAAGAATAACACCGCGCACTATAAAGGTATTACTAAAAAATTAGTGCAAGAAGCCTTTCCTAATTTAATCAAAGACTAGATTTTATAAATAATATTGTGGTAAATATTATACTCGAAAACCGAAAAAGAACCAAGTCTGAATAAGGCTTAGGTTCTTTTTTACTTTATAAACTACAAAAAGGAGGATACTTAACTTTTCTACTCATTTCCAATAACTACGAGAGGTAAGTGCTATGCATGGTCCACAAGTTGAAAGGCTGAAGAAAGATTCTAGAGAATTGGAGTATTTTATGAGAAAGTTACAAAAGTCTGGTAATTCTAAGAAAGCTCACGTAATACAAAAAAAGTTAGAATACCTTGATAACAAAATAGAAGAGTTAGTTGACGATTTATATCAGTATGAAACCATGCATTAAGGAGAAATCATATCATGGCCAAGAAAACGGAAGTAAAGGTTGAACGAACTACGTTCGTGAAAGGAACATCAATCGGAAATGGCAAGTTAAAGATGGCCAGCATGAATAAACATAAGAAACGCAGCTTTAAGCGGTATAGAGGCCAAGGCTGACACAATTTGTCACAATTTGTTACAATTTAAAATATCAACAAAATCAACGGCTTAGGAGAGAGATTTTCTAAGCCGTTGATTTATATACGAAAAATAAATTGTACATTAGGCCCAATATGTCGTATAATAGCACCATACATTAATGAATAAGGACTTATATTATGATTACTAAGAAGATTGATATGAATTTGGTTAACGACATTGCTGCATCATACAAGAAGCTAATGGTTGTCTGCGAAGAAGCAAACAACGTTGGCCACGTGATGAAAGCTATCGATGAGCTTAGAGATAATCTAAGTGTCTTGTCCATGGAAACTGATCCGGATCCACGAGCACAGATTCGACGTGCCGGTGGTTATGATGTTTGGAATGCATTGACTTCAGAACAGCGAGAGGTAGTTTAATATGATTATATTTCCTGGTGATTTCGTGATCCTTAAGGGAGAATACCGTTGGTTAAAGGTTACTGACTGCGACGGTGGTATGATGATGCAGCTGAGTGATGGCCGCTGGGTTGAGGCTTCTGAGGAGTTTGTTGGCGATTTAAAGTCTAAGTATGAGTACGAGAAGCTGGTTGAAGAGATGGCTATGGAAATAGATAAAGTTTTATTAGGTGCTGTATAGGAGAAATATCATAAAACAGTTTCTATGGAAAGTACTAGGGTTCATTTGTCTAGCAATGGGATACGTTGGTGTAGTAACGCCAGGTATTCCATTTAGTATCTTTATTGTTGCTTCGGCATATTGTTTTGCTAAAGGTTCTCCTAAGATGCACGCATGGCTTTATAGCCATCCAAAGTTTGGTCCGTTTCTCACGAATTGGACTGAGAAGAGAATATTTCCCACTAAACTAAAATACATGATGCTGATTACAATGTCATCATCAGCCGTGATTATGTTCTTTACTATTCCGCTGAAAGGATTCTATTGGTCAGTAGGATTTATGGCTTTAGTGGCTATATGGGCTTGGAGATTTCCAGGCTCGATTGAAGAATTTGAAAAAAGGATTATAAATTGAAAGATAAAATTATATTAACTGACTGTGATGGTGTTCTCTGCGATTGGGAACACTCTTTTGATCGTTGGATGAATCGTCATGGTTATAAAATAGTCAATGATGGACTATACAAGATGGATGAAAAGTATGAGATTCCTAGGAATGAAGCACAACGCTTAATTCGTATGTTCAATGAATCAGCTACCATACGTCGACTTCCTCCATTTCGTGATGCAATTAAATATGTCAAAAAGCTTCATGAAGAACATGGTTACATATTCCATGTAATCACTTCAATGAGTGATGATGAATACGCACAGCATTTGCGAACTAAAAACCTTTCTGAATTATTTGGACCAAGCGTCTTTGATAAGTTTGTCTACCTAGATTGTGGTGCAGATAAAGATGAAGCATTGGCAAAATATGAAAACACCGGATGCTGGTGGATTGAAGATAAACCAGACAATGCAAGAGTCGGAAAATATTTTGGCTTGAACCCATTGCTAATGTCACATGAGCATAATGCTGATGATAAGGATATACCACGAGTTTTGAACTGGCGAAATATCCATGATGTCATTCTTGGTTATGACATATAAAAGTAATAAAAAAGCCTAGTTAAAAATACATATAAATAGTAACGTGAGATTTGAATATATGAATGAAGCTCAAGTAATGCAATTCCTAAAAAGCCTCCTTGATCCAGAAATGTATGGACATGCAGTCACTGCAGAAGTACGTGACCGTGCACGTGTATTGCTCGGAAAAGAACCGGTAGAAACTAAACATCTATTAAGACCTGTTCCAGGTAAAGATGTTAATATCGATGAGTTTGGAAATTATTATTAATAAAGTGGTAATATATTACCATATTTTAGTGTTTCCTTTAGTAACACCGTATATATAACACTGTTAGGAGAAAAACATGAAACAATTTCTTTTACTCGGAGCACTCTTACCAACATTTGCTTTTGCTGATGTGGTTGTGCTAAGTACAACACCGAGATATGTTACGATTTATCAGAAGCAATGCGTAGTTAGAGATGTCTTCGTAGATAATACCGCAACATCAGGTATAGTGGGTGGAGTCATTGGCGGTGTCTTAGGACATCAAGTTGGAAACGGTTCTGGTAAAACAGCAGCTACAATTGCTGGAGCTATTATCGGTTCTAACGTTGCTAAGAATAATGCTCAATCCAGGATTGTTCAGAAAGAGTTTTGTGAAGAAGTTCCGATACAAGTACAAAGAGGTGAAACAGTTACCTTTGAGTATAATGGACGATTGTTTAGGCATACATTCGAAGACTAAGAATTCGTTGAAGTAAGAGATAGGAAGTTTGGACAGGGGTGCAACTCCCCTCGCCTCCACCAATAAAACATATGGGGGCGTTTTAGATTCGACAGACGACTGAAGACTTATGGAGAATCGTCAGAGTAGACGTAAAAACTAAATTAAAATAAACGCAAACGATAATGTTTACGCTCTAGCGGCATAAGCTAGATGGGGTATGGGCACCGCCTTATAACCAAATGGGCCCAAGCTTAACACACACAACACACAAGGAGACAAATATGTCAAATCCGTATGAACTAAGATTTAATATGCTTATGGAAGCAAAAAATTTACTTGTAGACGAGTATCATGTAAAGAAGGATGAAGTCATAGACAGGTACCATGCATTGAAAGATGCAGGAACCCCTGTTGAGTATCCGGATCTACCAGCATATCCTAATATGCAGGATATTCAAGAGCTTTGCAAAGAAATGAATGCTTTTGTAAGTAATGCCGGTGGCAAATATTAAGTAGCTATAAAGGTATGGGTACCGCCTTATAACCAAATGGGCCCACTGCTACACCAAGCAAACACACGTTAACATCCTCACAAGGGATAAAGGAGAAATTTAAATGAAGAAGAGAGAACTGGCTCTAGAAACTGTTAAGGGAGTATTATTTCCTATAGTTGCTATGATCTTAATAGTTGCCTTACCTTTTGCTTCTGCTGGATTAATTTAATTCAATAGAAGATAAAACCATTTTACATTTGGCGTAAAATGTGGTATAATGTATATTATGAATATTTTTGTATTAGATAAAGATCCTACTAAAGCTGCCCAGTTGCAGTGCGATAAGCACGTCGTAAAAATGATAGTGGAGAGTGGTCAAATGCTCTCCACTGCTCATCGAGTTCTTGACGGAACTCTAGAACGTCTACCCTCAAAATCCGGCAAAACCATGGTTAAGCATTATGTGCTTGATGATGTCGAAGCCGACCTCGTATATTACAAAGCCGTACACTACAATCACCCATGCACTCTTTGGACTATGGAATCAGAAGAGAACTATCGATGGCATTGGGAACATATGTATGCATTATGCTTAGAATACAGGCATAGATATAATAAGCTACATAAAAGTGAAACTGTACTATGGGCACTTCGAAGTGCACCAGATAATATACCAAAAGGACCGATGACTCCATTTAGGTTAGCAATGAAGTCGAATCCAGAATGCATGTTTCCAGAAGATCCAGTAAAGTCTTATCGATTATTTTATGAGACTAAACAGGAAAGGTTTAAGATGCGTTGGACAAAACGCGAAGTTCCAGAATGGTTTAGGATAAATAAAAATGCCAACATATGATTATCATTGTAAGGAATGCGGACATGGGTTTACCGCAATAAAAAGGATCGCCGAAAGGAATGATCCAGAATCTGTTCCATGTGAAGAATGCGGTAAATTATCTGTAACACAAAAAATAGGTGCGCCTCTCATATCATATCAAGTCGGCGGAATACTTTCTAAAACTGATGGTGGATGGAAAGAGGTTCAACAGAAAATTAAATCTGGATCCGGAAGGAATAACACAATCAATGTCAAATAGTAAGCAGTCTCTAAAAATTAGATTAGAAGATTTACCTGAACTTGAACCAATAACAAACAATCAGAAGAAAGTATTCGAATCATATGGACAAGGAAATAATTTATGTTTGTCAGGTTCAGCCGGATCTGGTAAAACCTTCTTAGCCTTGTATTTGGCGTTAGAGGATGTGCTAGATAAAAGTACACCGTATGAAAAGGTCGTTATCGTTAGATCAGTAGTACCTACACGCGATATCGGATATCTACCAGGAAATGAACAAGAAAAGCTTGATGCTTATACTGGACCATATCGAAGCATACTAACAGAGTTTTTTAATCAGAATGATGCATGGACAAAATTAGTAAATCAATCTGCACTCGAGTTTATTTCCACATCGTTCATACGTGGTATTACACTATCAAATGCAATTGTTATTATCGATGAAATGCAGAATCTAAACTTCCATGAATTAGATTCAGTGGTTACACGACTAGGACAATGTACTAAACTTATTATGTGCGGTGACTATTATCAGTCAGATTTTGATAGAGAAAAAGATAGAAACGGCATCTTAACGTTTCTAGACATTATTAACCAGATGACTCATTTTGATCATATAGAATTCTCGTGGGAAGATATTGTTCGATCTGGGTTTGTAAGAGAATACATTATGACTAAGGAGATGATTGATCGTAATGGCTAAATTTAAGCGCTTTGATCCAAGAAATAAAAAGGATGAAAAGCACAACAAGAAATCAAACAAAAAGAAAACATACGTTGATCCATATGAAAATAAGTTTGATAAAAATAAAATAATGAGAGACTTTGATGTTTGAACACTCCGATTGGAAGTTAGATTATAAAGACTTAGAAACAAAGACTGGAGAGACTGAACGAACGTACGAAACTCCTGAAGGAAACAGTTATCCTTCGGTTACTACTGTTCTGTCTATCCTTTCTGAAGATCATATACGTGCTTGGAGAAATCGAGTCGGCGAAGATGAAGCCAATAAAATTTCTTATCGCGCATCAACTCGTGGAACTGCAGTTCACTCTATTATTGAAAAGTATATCGATAATGAAGAGAATTATGCTGAAGAGTTCATGCCGAATATAGTCGATAACTTCCAGTCTGTTAAATCCGTTTTAGATAATAATATAGGAAAAGTCTATGCTCAAGAAGTTGCACTATACTCTAATCACTTACAGTTGGCTGGTAGAGTCGATTGTATTGCTGAGTGGAATGGCCGTCTGTCTGTTATAGATTTCAAAACTTCTAAGAAATTAAAAAAGAAGGAATGGATTGAAAACTATTTTATACAAGAATCGGCGTATGCTATTATGTGGGAAGAACGAACAGGGATTCCTATTACACAATTAGTTACATTAATCGCAGTTGATAATGAAGAGCCTCAGGTCTTTATCGAACATCGAGATAACCATACAGAAAAGTTACTCGATACAATTGCAGAATATAAACGAAGAAAGATGTTTGGACGATAGGAATATTTTATGAGCGAAGTATTGGGCGATTTGTTTAAAGACAAAGATAGTTTCTTAGATAGGCCACTAGCAAAAATATCCGACTACTATTTGTCTGGTACACTTGGTCCAGCCGAAGATTATGTGGATTGGTTTCACCACATTCGTAATGCTACAGAGAACGACGTGATAGTTTTACATATCAATTGCTTTGGTGGGGATTTATATTCGGCAATCCAGTTTATTAGAGTATTGCAGGAATCACAAGCTACTATTATTGCCTCCGTTGAAGGTGCATGTATGTCAGCTGCAACAATGATTTTCTTGCAAGCGCATCAAGTAGAAATATCAAATCATTCTGTCTTTATGTTCCATAACTATTCAGGCGGAACCGTAGGTAAAGGCGGTGAGATGATTGACCAACTCATTCATGAACGTGGTTGGTCAGAAGAGTTGTTGCGATCAATATATGCAAATTTCTTATCTGAAAAAGAAATAGAATCAATGCTTGATGGCAAAGATATATGGATGTCAGCAGATGAAGCATTAAAAAGGCTTGAGTCTAAATCGCGTAAAATAAAAAAGAAAGCTTCTAAGTAATAAAAGTATATAAATAGTATTAAAGCACACTTGGAAAAGTAATGTTATCTTTTAGTGAATACTTAGAAGAAGGGGTTAATGACCCCGCAATATTTAAAGCTGTTTTTCTAGCAGGAGGACCAGGATCTGGTAAGTCCTTTATTGTTGGAAAAACTGCTTTACCTGCATTAGGATTTAAGCTAATTAATTCTGATAACGCATTCGAAGCTGCTTTGAAAAAAGCTGGTCTTACTCCAGATCCAGAAACTATATTCTCTCCACAAGGTCAACAGATTCGCAAAGGCGCATCAGAACTTACTGGTAAGAAATTAGACTTAGCTATAAGCGGTCGACTTGGATTAGTTATTGATGGTACTGGTAAAGACTATAGCAAAATCGAAAGACAAGTAGTTAACCTTAGAGCTTTAGGATACGAAGTGGCAATGGTATTTGTAAATACCGATTTAGATACTGCACTCGCTCGTAATGCTAAACGCGAAAGGACTCTGCCAGATGATCAGGTTACTGCTATGTGGAAAGATGTTCAAAAGAATATAGGTAAGTTTCAAAACTTATTTAAGAGCAAATTCTATGTAGTAGATAATTCTGATGGATCTAATTTTGACGGAGCTACTCAAAGCGTATATAAGAAAATGATGACATGGTCAAAAGCTGAACCACAAAGTAAACAAGCTACAATGTGGATTGACAAACAGAGGAATACGTGATGACAGACATATTTGATTTTGGATTTACTGCTGTTGATGAAACTGAATTAGAAGCAGTTCAACAAGCCTCTACACAGCTTCAACAAACATCATCTGATGTAGAGCAACTTCAAGCAAAGATAGATAGTCTTTATAATTCTATCGTTCCGCTACTAACGAATCTAAAAAAGAATCCTGAAAAGGAATATATCCTTTGGCCGAATCGATTAGCCAAAGTAGAAGAATTTGAAACGCACTTACAAAAAATATATATGGGGTAATTATGGCTGGTACTTGGCATGGTGGTAAAGGCGATAAAGCACGAAAGGTAGATCAAGCTAAATTCTCAGCGAACTGGGACGCTATTTTTGGTAAAAAAGATACGAAATTCACTACAGCTGAAGAAATAGAAGGTGATACTCCTCCAGAAAGTGAAAACGAAAGACAAGCACGATTAAGGATTCATAATCAATGAATAGAGAAGCAGTTTACGAACAATTAAAAATAGACGAAGGTGTAGTATATGAAACCTATCTCGACCATCTCGGCTTACCCACCTTTGGAGTCGGTCACCTTGTCCTCGAAAGTGACGAGGAATTCGGAAGGCCAGTTGGAACTCCAGTTACTGAAGAGCGAGTCAGGTCATGTTTTGAGCGAGATCTCGATACTGCAATCGGAGAGTGTGGAACTCTATACGGAGAAGGGACATTTAGAGACTTACCAGACGAAATCCAGCAGGTCCTGGTTAACATGATGTTTAACATGGGTCGTCCTCGTCTTAGCGGATTTAAGAAATTCAATTCAGCTATCGAAGCTGGCGATTGGGTAGAAGCAGCAAAAGAAGGTAGAGACAGCCGTTGGTACGATCAAGTAACTAATCGAGCTGAAAGACTAATGGTAAGGCTTGAGAATTTGGCTAGCTTAGATCGATAACTTGGAGGATATACAATGATCTCGAATGAGTTTCACGCACACGCATGTATTGCTAGATTAGCATATAAAGACTTAGATAAAGAAGTACGTAAAGAATGGAAAGCCCTTGGGTTTACTTCCATTACGTTTTTTGATATCGAAGGCGCACAAGCTTATGTGCTTGGTAATAAAGAACGAATCACTGTAGCATTCCGTGGCACTGAGCCAACTGAAAAGAGTGATGTATTTGCTGACTTGGAAGCAACTCATGAAAGAGGCTTTCACGAAGGTTTCTATGAAGAGTACGAAAAGTTAGAACTCAAAGTACATGGCGAAGTGGCGAAACTCATGGGTCGAAAAGCTCGTCCAGTGTATGTAACAGGTCACAGTCTCGGAGCAGCGATTGCTTCTATTTTCTGTTTCCATTATCCAACGGCAGAAGCACTCTACACATTCGGTTGTCCACGTAATGCTACACCTTCAAAGTGCAAAGAACTAAAAGTGCCGCATTATCGTACTGTAAACAATAACGATATCGTTCCTTCTGTTCCTCCTGCCTTGCTTTGGTACAAGCATCATGGTGAATTACATTATATCAACTTCTATGGTAATGTCCGTAAGATGACTTGGTGGCAGAGATTCAAAGATGGTTGGCGTGGTCGTAGAGCAGCTTGGAGAAATGGTACTGTATTTGATGGAGTTCGTGATCATGGTATGGACGAATACTGCAAGCACCTAGAGGATAACGACTAATGTGGGTTTTATTAATTAGGGCTGCAATTACTGGCGTATTTGGTTCTGCCTTTGGTAAATGGTTTCTTACTACCCGAATGGGTATATGGTTTCAAAAGAAGCTAGATGCCTTTATGGAATATCTTGCTGTTAAGTACGATATCCAAATTGCAAAGAAAGAAGCTAAATGGAGATCCGATTATCCTATATTAGCTGAAAGAATCGATCATCTAGAAGCTTGGTCGCATCCTCCTGTTGCTCCTGGCGGCACAACAGAAATAATGCAAGAAATGGAGAAGTTGAAGAAAGAAATTAATTCATTAAAACGAAAAAAATAGCAAGGAGCACGATATGAAGAAGATACTGTTAATGCTTACATTCTTCGCAATAGGATTTGTTACCGGTGGAGTCAACGGTCAAACCTATACTGACGAAGTAGCAAACATTATAAATGAAAACTGTGTAGTCTGTCATAGAGCAGGCGGTATCGGACCAATGAGTTTCGAGACCTATGAACAAATTCGTCCATGGGCTCCTCTTATTTCATTAAAGGTAGCATCACGAGAAATGCCTCCTTACGCTTACGATCATGGTATTGGTATTCAAGATCTGCAAGGTGATTGGCGTTTAGCACAAGAAGACATTAACACAATCGTTGACTGGGTAAACGGCGGTTCATTATACGGCGATCCAGATACAATTGTACAAGCACCTCAGTTAAGAGATCCAGAAGCATGGAACTTTGAAGAAGACTTCGGTGCACCAGATGCAATCATTCCTTCAGTCGCTATAGATATTCCTGCAAATGGAAATGATCTTTGGCATAAGCACTTAGTACCAACGGGTCTTAGCGAAGATCGATGCATTAAAGCTGTACAAGTAAAGCCACGCGGTGAAGCAAAAGCAGTAGTACACCATGCTAATTCCTCTATCATTACATCTGAAGGGCGTGAAGGCATGCTCACTGAGTACGCTATGGGAAAGTGGGGAGAGATTGTACCAGAAGGAGTTTGTCGTACAATCCCAGCAAACGCAGAAGTATCTTGGGATATTCACATGTTTCCAGGTGGTCTTGGCGCAATGGCACCAGGTTCTGTAATCAAAGACAATGTAGTAGAGATCGGACTTTGGTTATACACCGAAGAGGAAAGCGCACGATTGAAATACAAACAAGATTTGAGTTTGTATCGCCTTGGGGACCAGGACGACTTAGTAGTCCCACCCAATGGATATGCAATGACTCAGGGCTTTCACAGTTTCGATCATCCTGTTCGATTGGACAGCTTCCAGCCACATGGCCATTTGAGAATGAACGCAGCAAGTTTAGAGATCTTCTATCCAGAAACAGGTAGAACAGAACAAGTAAGTCAAATCTCTAAATGGTCAGCTACATGGCATCACAGTCATTTATATGCACCTGATGTTGCACCTTTGATTCCAGCAGGCGCAGTTATCATTCTCAAGCAATGGTATGATAACACAGCAAACAATCCAAATAACCCAGATCCAGATATGTTTGTAATGGGCGGTTCACGCACAGGCGATGAGATGACTCACGCTTGGCTTGCTATCACTCATTTAGACGATGAAGGATTTGAACAATTGAAAGCACAAAGAAGTATCATGGGAGATGATTAATGAATAGCATCAAGAAAATGTTTTGGCTTAGTACAGTAGCAGTGTGGACAGCATTGCTCTGTGCAATAGCTATTACAGCAAAGGCGGATGAGATCGATTATGCACGAGATGTTGCGCCTATCTTTGTAGAACAATGTCAGGCCTGTCACAGGGAAGGTGGCATAGCGCCTTGGGCTATGACTAACTATCAAATGGTACAAGGCTTTGCACCTGCTATTAAAGAGGCTATTGTGTCAAAGCGTATGCCTCCTGGCCAGATTGATCGTAAGTATGCGGGTACAATTATCAATCACAGAACGCTAAGCAATCGTGAAGTTGATACTATTGTAGCATGGATAGATGCTGGTGCACCTGTTGATGGAGATAGAGATCCCTTAACAGAAACAACGTACTCTACTTCAGAGTGGGTACATGGTGAGCCCGATATGATTATCGAAGTACCACCTCAGGAAATTCCTGCATTCGGTACAATGGGTCCTAATGCAATACCTTATCGATATACGAGTGTTGATCTTGGTTTGACAGAAGATAAGTGGTTGCGTGGTTCACAGTTCTTGCCATCTGAGCCTACTGTAATGCACCATATGCTCAATACTATACAAGCTCCAGGTGAGGGCAGAGGAAGTTTACTAGGTGCTCAAGGTGAAGGTCAACAGAATATGGATAACGCAACCATCAGCGCATATGTTCCTGGTGGCGATCCTGACTTCTACGATGAAAATACTGGTGGTCTACTAAAAGCAGGTAGTACTGTAAATCTACAACTGCACTACACTCCTGATGGTACAGAGAGAACAGATAGAGCTAGAATCGGACTATACTTCCATGATGAAGGCGTAGTACCAGAAGAGAGAATGGCAGGCGATTGTGCTTGTATCTTCCCTAACAACTGGACACCAATTCCACCTTTTGATCCTAACTTTGTGCAGACATCAGAGATCACTTTGAAGAATGATATTAATCTACACACATTCTTACCACACATGCACTTCCGTGGCAAGAGTATGCGAGCTAAAGCAATCTATGCTGATGGTACAGAAGAAGAACTAATTGACATTCCTAAGTATGACTATGCTTGGCAACTTTCATATACGTGGAAAGAGCCTAAGTTTATTCCTGCAGGAACTCGATTATTTGTAGAAGGTGCGTTTGACAATAGTGCAGACAATCCAAAAAATCCGGACCC